ATAGGTATGTTTAAAGCAGAAATGGTGCTTGATACTTATATAACTTTAAAAGAAAACGAGAGTTTGACACTTCGGCTAGACGTAGATAAGAATTATAACAAAGACCATATCCTGATGATAAGTACAGGAGATATTACATTTGTTGAGAAAGATGATAAACTTACTTTTATTCTTTCGTATATAGAAAAGAGTGTAAAAGTATTATATATAGATTTAATTGACCCAACGACCCTTATGCAACATTATTTAAATGACATGTCTGGAGTTAACGGTCTTTTTTCTGTACAAATAAATTGGAGTGAGAGTAATTACAAAACAATGCTTATTGCAGCAGAAAGTATAAGACAAATTCCTGGAGCTAAATTATACGGATCACCAAATGATTTTTTTGACTGGATGAAAGTATTAGGGTATGAATATGATATTGACGGGACAAAGTTGATTTTTAATTTTAGGGATGAGTATTTTAAAAGTTCATTTGCTGCGATGTCTATGCGAAAAGATGAAATTGCAGACTTGATTATTAAGGCAGATAATACCTATGCTTATACTTCTGTTGAAATAGGATATGATAAGCAGGATTATGATACCATGAATGGCCGATGTGAACCCAATGGAATGTTTTCTTACACAACCGGATATATAACACGTACAGATAATAAATTAAGTCTAATAAGTCCTTATCGGGCCGATTCCATAGGTATTGAAATATTGTGTCAGGAAAGCGATAAACAGACGACAGACACAGATTCTGATAACGATGTTTTTTTTGTTGCCTTAAAAGAGAATAGCGAAGATTACTCTGAATACAAAGATATCTATATTGAAGATAAGGATTTCTCTAGTCTGAAACTGTTTAATGCTCCGTTTAATCCGTATTATTTAATAAAAAGAAACCAAAGCCTGATAGGGATAAATGCTGATAAGGTAAAATTTAAAGCTACAGATATGAGCCGGACGGCAATTATAATAGATAACGGGCAATCTGTTGATCCATATGCCGATCAGATAATTTCTAAAAAATTATTTGAACCAATTATATATAACTTTGCGGCAGGAAGCAATAAAGATTTACCTGATCATGCTGTCAGGAATGGGTTGGTTAAAATAAATTGGAAGGATGAAATTTACACTGGCTTTATTAAGGAAATCAGGAAGAATTATGCTTCCGATACAGAAACCACTTGGGAATTATGGGGATTTAAAGATAGGGCGGTGTAATTGTTGTAAATAAAACATTTTATGTGTAATATTTTATTGTTTGTATTGTTTTTTATATTTTTGTTGAAAATACAACAATAATATGTCTGCTATTTTTATATCTGAATTTAGTTCTCTGAATTTTAGAAAAGACTGGAAATTGTCTTTTCAGCAAAATGTAGATTACATACCAAAATTTCTTCCTACTGATAATATTCAAGTTCAGTATGTTGTCAAAGATTTTACACTAAACCCTTATCTTAAAAATATATGCACTGGAGAAGTCAAACAACTTTCTCCGGTACTTTTACTTGAAAATGAATCGGAGAAATGTTATCAATTAACAATTAATAATTCTTCAATATCCTCAGATACAGAGTTTAATTTATACTTTGCTTCCGATCAGGATGGGGAGAAAATTAAAGATGCAAATTTTTGTGTTTGTACTGAACTGCCCGATACGATTCTTCTTGAATATACTAACCGAAAAAATGTTTACGAAACAATTTTTGACGGTATAGACCGATTTTTATTCAGGGTAGAAGGGGCTTTTTTGCCTCAGGAAATATCCTTTGAAAATAATACAGAAGAATTTAGAGACCAACGATATGTATCTAAAATTCTTTCTTCTACAGCATTTGAAAAGAAAACTTTGACACTTGGTGGCGGAATGGGAGTTCCTAACTGGGTAGCAAGGAAAATCAACTTGATTTTTTCCCTAAGCTCAGTACATGTTGAAGGGACTCCGATGGTGAGAAGTGACGGCGGAGCTGTTGAATTAACTGAAATCGGTAAATATTATCCTCTTTATATTTATAAAATAGTACTTGAAGATGGAGAAGATAATGAAGACACTGGAGATGGTATTATTGAATATTTGAGGGCGGTAGACGAAAAAAAAAAGATAATACGCAAATCTTCTGAGAACGATTTACGAGTTTATTTAGAAGGTACTGGGATTGATACTGCAAAGATGATTCGCGAATTGGAATTAATAGGCGAATTATCAATGAATTATACCATAGAAATTGATGACAATCTATCAGGATCAACAAATAAGACAACATTGCAGTCTTTGATTCAGTTTATTTCGAAAGATTTTGTTACAAATAATAAGTTCAAGGAATATATTGATCAACCTGTCCGTACTACTGACGATGTTAAATTTAACTCTGTAGTAGCCAAAGAGAGTATAAAGACGGGGAAAGTCACTGCTGAAGAAGTAGTATCCGAAAACTTTACTTCCGGCTTATTAGGTGTCGGCCACAGGCTTTGGAATGGAGTTTTAGAGATAAGTGAGCTTATTGTCCGTAAGACAATGCATGTTTTTGAAATAATTGTACAGAAGGTTACTTCGGTAAATGGCAGCATGCTCACGACCCCGGGAGGTGGAGTAAGAATATCAGAGGTAGAGGAATTGGAAGATGGTTACAAATGCTTATTTAACAATGATGATGGGACGATACCGAATCCTTTTATAGTAGGAGATCAGGCGTTACATCAGGTATTTACCGGAAAGAATATAGGAAGATACTGGCGTCTTGTAACGGAAGTTGGTGATAATTATTTTGTTCTGAGTAAAACAGATTGTGAAGCCGGCAGTGGGATTCCACAGGTGGAAGATGAAATTATTCAGTTTGGTAACAGAACTGACAAAAACCGTCAGAATGCAGTCCTTACTACTTCTTATGGTTCAGATGCTCCCTATACTGCATATTATTCTAACGTAAACAGCTATTCTCTTGAAGGGAAAGAAGATGTTCGTGAGGGTAATTTGAGAGGTATTAATGATCCTGATTTCGGACAACTTCAAGGTAGCGGATTTTATGGTAAAAATGTTTATTTAAAAGGTATCTTCCGTTTATTGTCCGGCAAAACGGTGGAAGAGTCCATCGGAGACGTGCAGAGTAACCTGGACAACCTCCAAGTAGGAGAAACCAACCTTCTTGACAATAGTAACAAGGGATGGAAGAATACTGGCTATCCAATAGCGACAATTTACTTAGGAGACTATAAACCCAAACAAGGAGAAGAATGTACAATTGTTATTAAAGGCAAATTAGGGGCGAATAAAACAAACTGGGCTGTTTACAATTCTGGAGGGAATGTTGTATTGGCTAGTTTTTATCCTGGTGGTCCCGATACAGATTATATTGCTTTGAAAACTTTTAAATGGACGTTAACGCCTGCTATTGATAATACATTTATTCGGATATATCCAATGCCTAATAGTGTATCTGTTGAATCTGAAATAGAGTGGGTAAAACTAGTATTAGGCAATAAAACTTCGCTATTGTGGACTCCCTCTATCAATGATCAGAGGCAGATTGCAATAGATGAAGCGGGAAAGGTTGTTGATGGGATACAGATAGGAGGAGTAAATATATTGAAAGGTAGCACTACGGGAATATTATGGGATTTCAGCACGCACAATGGGACAGAATTTTCAAGAACTGGCACATCAACAGCCGAAAATTCATATATATACAGCGATTATATCATATTGAAAGGTGATACCGAAATCGTCCTTTCTTTTTATGCAAAACATGTAGGTGTTTTAAACAGTTTTGATTTATATATACTTCCGGATGATTTTAATACATACGGATTAATAGGAAAAGGATATCAATCCGGCGAGGATTGGGTTTATAACGTACTTAAACTAAAAACTCCTTCCAAGTGGGGTGACGGGAAAAGAGTAAGATTACGTATTGACCACAATGGAAGTCCAGACGGTAGTAGTGCAACAATCTATGTAAAAGATGTACAAATTGAATATGGAAACAAAGCGACAACTTATTCTGTCCCTGAATCTGATAGAAAGGAAATAGCAAAACAGCAAGGGCTAGAAGGCGGACAGGAAGCAGTAAATGGATTACAGATCGGTTCCCAGAACCTTATATCCAAGAAAATGATGTTGAAGTGGAATGAGAAGAACAAGAATATTGCGGTCTGGGGAGAGGATGAAGATGGGGTGTACTTGGCATGGGATTTAGCACTAATGAGATCATCTGGTATTGCAACCGATGCTTATAATGGTCAATATGTTGATATTTTTGAGAATAAAATAAAATACAAGACAAACACACAATATGTAATTAGTATTGAATCGAAATCTGTGGCAAGAAGTGGAGATATATTCTTTTACTATACAGATGGAAGCAGAAGTATTCACGGATTAAGCATAAGTTTTGGAAGAATAGATTTAGTATCAACATTAGGCAAAACGGTTGAAAAAATTTGTTTTTATATCGGATCATTTAATAATCCAAAAATTTACAACATCTCCCTAATCGAAGGCAATAAACCCCTGCAAGGCTTTCCAGTAGCAGCAGAAGACCAGATCGGAGCTAATAACGTTAATTTGGCGGATGGTACAAAAGGGCCGTTTACGGTTGAAGGAGAAACAAATGATTATGCATATAAAGCTCTGTATATGCCTGTAATCAAACCGAATACAGTTTATTATGTGAATGCCCAAAATATAGAATTCTTATCAGGTAATGCTGACAAATGCGATTTTGTTTTATATGATAAGGCTATTAAAAATTACCTGACACCTACTTATCATCATCTTTATGATAAAAATGGTGGTATTCTGATTACCAAAAATGACTTTGAAGCTCAGGAAGGGTATTTACTTTGTTACGCCGGAGAATCAGGGCATACCGCTGGGAATTCGGTCCGGTTTACCGAAGTCATGCTAGTCGAAGGCTTTCTTCCCGCCCCTGTTTGGACTCCTTCTTTCTCCGAGCAGCAAGCAGAAATAAAAACGATAACGGAAACCCTGACCGAAATTAAAGCCGAAAACGGAGAAATAAGTTTAAGGGTTAACGAAGTTTCTGAGAGAGTGGAAGAGGCTAAACAAGAGGCAATTGATACTGCAAAAGAATATACAACTGCAACAAAGGAAGAACTTAATGCTGAAATAAATATAACAAAAGGATTGATCGAAAATAAAGTATCTCTAGATGTCTATAATGAAAATGATCAATTAATAAAATCAGATATTAGCAATTTACAAGTTGGTTACAACCAAATTTCTTCTACAGTATCTAAAATTATAAATGGTACCCAAGAAATATCTGGTGTTGTAACACAAAGTAATTTCGTTACAATTTTTTCTTCAAATAAAAATGCATTAGGGCAAGAAGTTATTGAATCTATTAATGTTGGCGGAGGAGGCGTTACAATTGATGCAAGTAGGATTAATCTTAATGGAGCTATTAGTGCAAACGGGAATGTTCAGATTACAACAGATGGAAAACTTATTGCAGTTAACGGAGAGTTTACAGGAAAAATTACAGCGACAGAAGGAGAAATTGCCGGACTGAAATTAAGCAATAATGGATTGAGATCATCTGATTTCAATGCGAGTTCAAAAATAGGCTCTTGTTATGCTAAAAATGGTTTTTCTGTATATGCATCAGGATCCGGCGTACTTAAACCTTCAACAGGTGGAATGCAAGCCGGAATAATAACAGCAGTAGGAGATTTTATAAGTCATATAACTGGATTGGAAATAATTGCCAAGGAAACATCGTATAATTCTGGATCATCTTCAAAAGTTACTGCCTTAAGAATACAAGCTGAGAACAGATATTACGGTACTCCATTTGATCCACCTCTTGCGATAGAGGTAGTTTCTGGAGATGTATTATTCGGTGGTAAAATGACAGTTAATAATACATCTATCTTTAGAGGTCAAATATATTTAAATCTTAATAACATACCAAATATTTCAGGGGCTTCGAATTATTACCTATGTATAAATAGATCAACCGGACAATTAAGTTACAGATAAATTATAAAAAACATGGAAATTAACTATTTTATTTCAGCAAAAGCAACGGCAACGGTACAGAATATAAATGTATCGCTGAGTGCAGAGTATCAAAAAGAGCAAGCACCGGAAGTTATCTCCGTAGTAGCAAACGGATACTTCGACGACGGGAAGAAATTCATGAATGCAACCCTTAAATACAATCCTAAGTCCGAGGATTTCAATTCGATTAACGGATCAAATGTTGACTTGGGTATTATTCAGGGGATTGTTCCATTAATTACGGAATTTTATAGAAAGATTACTGAAACATTCACTAACTACTAACAAAATGAAATATAGTTTTGACGTAAAAGATGTATCAGCAATTGATTTGTTAGGTAATAATTATATCCAATTGCTGGAAGAGAATCAAAATAAAGGCATTCATCAACTTGTCGGAAATGCCGTGTATGTGTGCACAAACACAATTGAAATGCATGAAATTGCCAAAAAGATATTCAACGGGGAAGCTGTGGATATGAATGAAAATGAGACAGAATTATTCAAAGCCTCAATAATGGATTCAACCTGGCATGTTTTTATTAAAAACGCTATTATCTCTGCAATCAAAAACAAATAAAAAAGAGGCCGCCCTCGCGACCTCTATAAATATTTCCCAAGCAACCCCAAGTCAATCTTATGTTGCAAATTTACAAAGTTTTTTTTGAGAATACAAAAGAATAATTTAGAAATATAAAACAATATGAACAAAGAGGAATGGAGAAGGTTAATAACCGAAACGCTGAAAGAAACAGGCTTGTACTCTGACAATGCAAGAGATCTTATCATGGGGACGTTTGCTCAGGAAAGCAATTTTAAGTACACCCGGCAAATTGGCGGTGGTCCGGCTTTAGGATATGGGCAGATGGAGCCGGCAACCTTCAATGATATTGTGGTTAATTTTCTCCGGCATAAACCGGAACTAATGGGGAAAGTAATGAAAGCATCCAGTGTTGTAACTTTGGAACCTGAAATGCTTGTAGATAACAAAAAGCTGATGATCTGTATGACCCGCATACATTATTTGCGTGTAAAGGAGGCATTACCTTCGAATAAGGATGTTTGGGCGATGGGTGAATACTGGAAACAATATTACAATACGCCATTAGGCAGAGGGACCGTAAAGGAGTTTGTCGAGAACTATAAAAAATATTGTTTATAACAATGTTTCGGGAGGGGATAGAAGTACCACATTTAAATTAAGATTATGAGTGAAAGAAACACAATTTCGGCAATGGTATCAGTATTCATGAGTGGTTTTATGGATTTTATCGAACCTTTAAAATGGTTCATGTTGCTTGCACTGATATTAATTATCGTAGACCTGAGGTTTGGGATAGCGGCATCCAAGAAAAGGGGTGAAAGAATCCGGTTTTCACGGGCTGGGAGAAGGACTATCAACAAAATGGTAGATTACTTATGCTGGATTCTTCTTGCCGGAGCTATAGGGAAGACATTTGGAGAACCTTTTGACATTCCGCTGCTTCCTTCTATTGTCCTGTTGGTCATATACGGGTTTGAGATAAATTCCTGTTATGGGAATTACTTTGAAGCTCACGGTCGGCATGTAAAGGTCGATATTTTTAAATTTTTCAGGCGGAAGTCTGATATTATTGACATAGAAGAAAAAACAGAAAAATGAGGATAATAATTATACTGATAGCCCTTTCTATATTCTCCTGCCGGAGTATTCAGTACGTGCCGGTAGAGACAGTAAAGACAGAGAAAGAATACATTGACAAGATAAAGCGGGATAGTATCTATGTACGCGACAGTGTATTTGTTCTTGTTAAAGGCGATACAGTTTTCAGGGACAAATATCATATTGTGTATCGTGATAGGCTTATGCATGATACGGTAAATATAAGCAAAACAGATAGCATCGCGGTCCCCTATCCGGTTGAAGTTGTAAAAAACAAAGTACCAAGCATTATGTGGTGGCTTATCATTTTACTGGCAGCATTCAGTATACCGTCTGTATTAAAGATTATCCGGTTTATCCGGGGCAAAATATAAAAAGAAGCCCCACTTCAAAAATATAGCGTACCACCACTACATCCTGTCTGTAAGACTTCTTTCGGGGAGTTTTACGGACAGGATTTTTATTGGTTGCACTTTTTTGAGAAAAATTTATGAAAAAATTACAAAGGCCGAGTACGATGGTGCGTAACAAACAAGTTATCAGCATATATGAAGAATTAAAAAATTCAGAAAAATATTCAGATTTTTTCCATTTGCTTCCACGTTCTTTCATATACGATAAAATAAAGGAACAGACCGGGCTGTGTCACAAGACAATTGCTGACATACTGAATCACCGCGAAAAAGAAGAGTGAATATGCCCGGATGCTACCGGGCAATTAATTATGAAAAAACAATTTCTAATCGTTTTAATAAATCTTCAAATTTGTCTGCATAGTATAATGGTTGTGTTTCTTTGGGATTCGATGGGTTAACCTGATTCTCTCCAAAACCGGCAGCTTTCTCAGTTAAAGATTTGAAATACTTAATTTTACCATTTGATGATGGACGTTGAAGCTCTTTTATGAAACCGGCCCCTATCATCTTTTGGTTAAATTCCCTGGTACTAATTTGTACGCCGTGTTGTTGTAACAATACTGTTGGGGCCAACAACTGGCCTTTAGATGGGGTATAATCAGGAGTAGGTAACCCTAAAGGTTCAGACACTTGTTTTAACATAAGCAAAGTAGAGGAATCATTTAAATTTAATACTTCCCTGACTCCCTTCACCCATTCGATAGAGGCTCGTACTTTAGTAGGAGTTAAATGATTAGTTGCGAACTTATTATTAACATAATATCCATTTTTGCGGATAGAAGGAAGTATTTCAGATGTGATCCATTTGCGAAAGGGTTTTGCTTCTTCTTTATTACTTCTTATAATTAAAGAATAAAGGCCGCTTTCATTAATAAAGGTCATTTCTCCACCACGCTGTAACGAAATGTTACACCGTTCTTCTGCATCGGTATGATCTGCTATTGCTTTTCTTGAATTTGAATATCCTAAAGCATTACACACATCCGTTGCTGCAAACATAGGTTCACCTGATTCATTAACAACTGTTCTAATCTGTCCAAATTGTTCATTTTTGAAAATCTGAATTTTATTCATACTTTTGAATTGTTTTAGCACGGGCTTTGAGGTACCAATTCGCGGCCTATGCAGTTAAAAGGAAAGGGCAAAGGAATGACTGCCTAATGTGAGAGCTTGCAGTTACTCCGATGCCCTTATTTAATATCTTCTCTCGGTAGCTCTCACACGACCGATTTGTTTTCTACTACAAAGCTAACCCTTATCATTATTATATGCAAATCACAAAATTTTTCAAATTGCTGATTATTACACTATTTACGATTCCAAAACGATAATGTAATGGCTTCCACTCAAAAAGTTATATTTTTGACTATCAATATTTTATCAGTCTATTTTCTATTCCACTGAAATAATCATCCTGATTAGTTAACTAAATTACATTATTAAAAATAGTTAAATACTATAACTCATTAGTAATCAATATAATATTCTTTGTTAAATTTTCTTTAATAAGTGTATTGATGGACTGAGATAACCATTGTATTAAGGGATGGATTTTAATAGCATCCATTGTAACATTGCTTATTACATAAAACTTTCTTTTTTATTGGAAATTTATTCTGTCTAAAGTCCTTAAACTTCTATTACATAGGAATGTAACTTTTTACAAAACAGTTGTTTATGTCGAATTTTGAAATGTCCGGCAATGTTGCCGGGGTAATTCAAAATTCGATAAAAATGAGCGAATCAAAAACTTTTGTTTTCCCGGAAAGCGGGAACGGAGGCGGAAGTGGAATGTTAGCCATGTTGGCTCCTTTGCTTCAGCAAAAAGGGATCGATCCGAACCTACTTGTAGCTATGCAAGGCCGTAATAATAACGGATTCGGTGGAGAAGGCGGATGGTTTATTTGGGTTATTTTCTTATTCTTCCTCATGGGTTGGGGTAACAACGGATGGGGAAATGGTGGCTTTGGCGGTGGCAATGGAGCAGCAGGAATCCCCAATCTGATTAACAACGACACAGGGAGGGAGTTACTAATGAGTGCCATTCAAGGGAACGGTCAGGCTATCAACAATCTGGCAACAAATCTGAACTGTTCAATCGGTCAGGTTCAGCAGGCTATCAATGGTGTAATGTCACAGATTCAACAGGTGGGAAATCAGGTAGGGCAGAGTTCTATGCAGATTATTAACGCTATTCAATCCGGTAACTGTCAGATTGCACAACAGATTGCATCATGCTGCTGTGAGAACCGTCTGGCTATCTGTCAGCAGACAAACACCCTGCAAAATGCAATTAATGGTGTTACAACCGGGCAGGAAAGAGGATTTGCATCCGTGGCCTATGAGACACAACGTCAGACCTGTGACTTGCAAAATTCCATCAAGGAAAGCACACAGCAGATTATTGCCGGCCAACGTGCTGCCGAAATGCGTGAGATGCAGAACAAAATTGACAAGCTCCGTGAAGAAAACAGCACTTACAAGAGTTCAGCTATGACTTCTCAAATTGTAGGCCAGGCTACCGCACCTCTTGGAGCCGCTTTGACAGATTTAAGCGCACGCCTTGCCAAGATTGAATGCAAGCAGCCGGAAACTGTGACTGTGCCTTACAGTCCTATTGCGGCAGTTCCCAACTGTGTGGCATACCAATACGGCTTGTATGGTGGTTTTAATCCTTATGCAGCCGGTAATGGCTTTTGGGGTTAATTGAGAAAGGAGGCTATTATGGCAGTATATCCTTTTCAATTCGTAAACCGTAGGGGCTCTGCGGCTATATCGACCTCGGGCGTAACGGTCAATACTGCTAATGTAGTGTTTTCCTTTCCCAATCATGCCTTTGTGAACGCATGGTACAGAGGGACGATATACATTAACATTGCCCAGACGATACCTACCGGGACAACCGGCACACTTCCCATTCTGTTCGAGACCAATGGGACCACACAGTCGATCACTAAATATAACGGGGAAGCACTGACTGCAGCAGATATTCCCGGTACTGGTGTGTATGAGTTCTGGTTTGACCGTGCAACCAACACGTTGCAGATTATGACCGGAGTGGTTTAAAACAACTACGGACGGGAGAAATCCCGTCCATTAAAGAGTTAATTAATTATGCCTTTTCAGAATTTAAGAATAAACAGCGAGTTCTTTGTCCTTCATAAGGACGGCACTCCATATATTGAAGTCGGTTCCGTAACCGGGGTTTCCAATCCCGTACCGGAGTTTATGCAACAACCTATTCCTTATGGGCAGCCTCCGAGAATGGTGGTCGACATAACAATCAAGGTCGGGGAGCAGACTGTCACTTTCCAGAAAATACCGGCAATGTCAGACATTGCTGATGCGAACTTTCCCGGTGGTGGAAATATGGTAATATCCGGTTCACGGGAATCCATGAACGCGGAAGTTGCTGCAATGAGAAACCGTTCATCGGAGATATTAGGCAGCGTAGACCATCACCGTTCAGTTCTGGAGTCTTGCGACAAGATGCTTCAAATTCTTAATCCGGAATTTGCAGAGCGCCAACGTCAGGATGCGGAGAATAAAGCCCTAAGACAAGAGTTGAGTGAACTGAAAGCAATGATGGCTGATTTCTTTAAGTCTTCCGAAAAGGCATCTGGTAGTAACAATTCTAAAAAACAATAAGCTATGTATATGGTAGAAATATCTGAAAACAAAGTCGAGAAGATGTCCGACTATGCAGAAAAGATGCTTCGCTATGGTGGCAAACTGATGCAATGCCTGGAGGAACTTTCTGAAGGGGAAAGCATGGGGCAACGCGAGTACGACGAAGATGATTACGACGATGATGAAATGGGTGAACGCGGCGGGTATGGCCGTGGTGGATACGGAAACCGTGGAGGTTATCCCGGTGGAATGAACCAAAGACGCGGTGTAAGAGGTACCGGAAGATACTCCCGTTATCGTTAAGTGTAGTTAAGGGGCGGATATACTCCGCTCCTTTTAAAAGTAAAAGATATGAAAGAACCTTTGGATTTGTATGATGACAAGCCGCGTGAAATGAAGGCCTATCTGCGGAATTGGGGCTGGTCGTTCAGCCGTAAGGCTTGTGAATGCGCAGTTAAGGAAATGCGGCGTATCAATGCGGCTACCGGGAAGAAAGAAGCCATAGAACCTTATTCCAAATCACAAGCTGAGGAGTTTCTAACCAAGTATGGGATTAAACTCGAGCACAACAAAGGGTACGATTTTGTGTACGTTCTTAATATGTGCCGGGCTGATTACTTGAAATCAGGAGTGCCCGACGAGGCAAATATGGCATTGTTTGTCAAAAGTGCCATTGATGACCCTGACAACCCTGGTGGGAATTGGTTTAGAAAATGGCTCGTTGATTGTGACGCAAAAGGTGAACCGGTGGATTGGGAAGAAATAACTTAATCCACAATCTCGTATTTCATTAGGGCATTATATACCCTCTCGGTTATCTTGCCCTCTCTGAAATACTTTTCAGAGAGTTCTTTGATGTATTGTTTTTTAGCCAGCTTGTAGGCAAGTCGAGCTTCTTCTAAAGAATTGAAATATCCAACAAGGGATTGTTTAGAATTAGCAGATAGGATAACACGATAACGCCCATTCGATGTCGTTCTTATGCCGGTTTTATTATTTGTTGGGGATTTCTTTATGGCGTTGTTGATAATACGAGGCAAGAAGCAACAAGTGCGTGGTGAGTAAATCTTATTATCTGGAGGTGACAATAAATCTTTGTCAATAGCACCTCCCTCAATGTAGTTTTTATCAAACCACTCCTTAAAGTTTGAAAATATACGCCATTCATCGCAAATATAGACTTTATCGTATGCCTTATGTTTATATGTTGGAGAAGTACGTTCCAATATCGACTTCCACTTCCTATAGCATATAGAAGTAGCATAGTGATCAATGTCGTTTATGCCTGATCCACACACATTGCTCTTTGTCTTTAAATATCCGCATTTAGGACATTCTGCTCCATTTAAGTGGCTGTTAGGTGTTTGCCAAAACTCACCGTGTTTAGGACAGATTATGTAGGTCTTAGTACTAATACCTTGATATACTGTCTTGGAATAATCGTATTTCCCGTTATGGACTTTCGTAGCCCGTTCAATAAAAGACTCTGTTGTGGACAATAGAGAATTAGATCGTTTCTCTATTCCACATTTTGGGCAACCATGACCGTGTAGGTGATTCCCAGCATTCATTGTTATAGTTCCATGTTTGGGACAAATAAAAGTTATAGGTTTCTTTTGTCCTCTATAAATAGTCATAGAGTAATCATATAAATCTCCATGAACTTTCTTTGCGGACTTTATAAAAACTTATGTTGGTTTGCATTTAGACTTTTTTCGGTTTTCATACCCACATCTTCGGCAACCAAATCCTATAAGATGTTGATTAGGAAATATCCACGATTCGCCATGAGTAGGACAAATTATGCAAACTTTTGTTTCACCATTGACATACTTGGTCTTTGAGTAATCAAATTTATCACCATGAATAGATTTTGCTTTGGAAATAAACTGTTCTGTTGTGAGTTTGTTTGAAGGGTTCATTTTGCTAAGAATTAAGCTGTGCTAAGAATATAAAGAAACGGAAAGCGTCTTAGCTTCGCCTTTCATCGGGGTAGCTACTCCCCAACTATCCGTTTCCGAATACAAATATACGATAATTTGATTGGTTATTAAAATGATAAGACAGAAATTTATATTGTCTAAGTATCGTTGGAATGTTTCCGTATATTATGCCATTGACTCATACTATATTGACGAGATAATAGACAATATGTATTCCATCGGATGTGACGGAGATATGCTTCGTACAGCCTATGACAATATGAGTTCCGACAAAATGAATACCGGCGTCACATATTCCAACTTCCGGGATAGAAAAACAGTAATGGTCATTGCCATTACATCCTCTGCAAAGGAGTTTGAGAAATCTTGGCGGCATGAGTGCGGGCATCTTGCTACACATATTTGTCAGGCTTTTGATATTACGCCATACGGAGAAGAAATACAATACTTAGGACAGGACATTGTGGAAGCGACATGGGACATAGCAAAGAACTTCCTTTGTGAGTGCCATTGTTGCAAGAAAAAGAAAAAAGAATTATTAAAATGAAGAATAAACAGCTGAAAAAAGCATTGAAAAGCAATACACCAATAAATAGTCTGTATGCTTTAATTCCTGCCGGACAACGGGATGCATTTAAGAAATTTGCAGCAATGTTCGGATTTAATGATGAAAAGATAAAAAAGATCCTGGCAAACGAAAAGAATTAAACACACCATGACCGAAAAGTTTGACATACTTGTAAACTTAGCCGACAACGCAGTAAGCAGCTATATCAGCGAAATAGCCCTGTTTGCTTTAAGATGCCTGTAAGGACGCGTAAATATTTAGTCGTGAACATATCGGAAGGTGTGAGAGGGGAGTTGTGTCCCCTCTTTTTTGTAACTTTATGCAATGTTGATGCGTATATGTTAAAAATGCCATTATAAAATGATTTTCTGGATTTTTTGTTTGTAAATCATATTTCCAGAATCTATATTTGTGGCATAATTATGCTCTTGGCTTCGTATGTTCTACCAATTTTGGTTTAATAATGAGCATGCCGACCCAAGAGCCTTTGTTTTTTATAATGATATGAAATCAAACAATAAGCCAGAATCTAATTTTAGTGTACCAGTCAAAATAGCTGTTCTAATAGACGGAGGATTTTTTATTAAAAGATATAATTATTTATATAATAAGGGAAAAAACAAAACTCCTGAGGAAGTTGCTGATGACATTTATACATTAGCTCATTCACATGTTGGGAAAGAAAATTATCTTTATCGTATATTTTTCTACGACTGTGTACCTTTTTCAAAAAGAGTTCATAATCCTATTTCTAAAAAATGTATTGTTTTTGAGAGAAGTCCTGAAGCTATATTTAGGAATAAAATATTTGAAGCCTTAAAACAAAAAAGAAAAGTTGCACTTAGACTAGGATATCTTAAGGATTCTGGCAATTGGCAAATAAGACCAAATAAAATAAAGGAATTATTATCTGGTTCATTGAAAATAGAGGACTTACAAGAAAGTGATGTTTATTACGAATTAAGGCAAAAAAGTATAGATATGAAGATAGGGGTAGATATTGCTTCTTTATCATTAAAGCATTTTGTTGATAGAATTGTACTTATATCTGGTGATGCTGATTTTGTTCCAGCATCTAAATTAGCGAGAAGGGAAGGCATTGATTTTATCTTGGATCCTATGATGGCTCATGTAGATAATTCTCTATTTGAACATATTGACGGAATGAAGTCTCCCAAAATACCACCTAGAAGGAAACAAACTAAGTAATAGCGAGGACTAACCTCGCTACTTCTTTCCCTTTAATTTGCTAATAACCCAGTCCAGAAATTCATTTTGTATCTGGATAGCTTCTTTATCTGGTAAGTTCAAAGCTCCTCCTCCGGTTAAATGTCCCCATCCACGCAATAATAATATGTTTTCGTTATCTTTTTGTATGAACACATCGTTTACATACGTTATATTTCCCAAATTCAGATGTGTATCTTCATTGCTTAGTGTATCACAAATATTCCTGATAAGTTCATTGTTTCTTGTAAGGATCATAAATGCCATAACACCATTAGATGAGAATATGTATGGTTCTGATATCCGGAATGGAGGTTTATAAATTTCAAGTGCTTTCATATTTATTCATTTAGTTTTTGAATCGTTTTTGTTGAGTATCTACAATCAGGTTTTTGATAACTTTTTTTCGTAAGATATTTCTCACTCACGTATCCTAATTTCATGCCTCGGCTATAAGATGATGCATCAACATCATAGTACCACTCTTCATTATATCTGTATATATCTAGTATTTTTACAAGGAAACATGAACCAACACCATAATGTAGATATGCCTTTTGCCCAGCATGAAATTTAGGCAGATAAATAAGGTTATTCATTTAATTCCTCAATAAATTCACTCATGTACATATACTTCATCATCACACAGGATATGACATAGGTCTCCTTTTATTATTTTTGCTTTTCTCATGTTTCTATTAAAGGATTATTTTATTTACTCCCGCTATTAATGTCGCTACCAAAATGCTCTATAAGCTCTTTTACTGTGGCCTTATGGACTTTCCCATCATCATGTGTATAGTTATGTAGATAACTAAAGATGAATGATCCGACAGGCATCCACGTATCCTGATTTGGCCAGTGTATTTCTTCTTCTGTAACAAACCATTGATTCTTATCTGAATCATCCCGGAGAGCAGCAATAGCATAAAAAAGGTCCTCATTATCACCGCAATCTATTACTCCATTACTTTTTAAATCTTCAAGTGCTGTTTCTGACCAAATCCCGGTTACTACTCTATGACATGCTAGTAAGTAATCAGGCTCACAATCTAAATAGACCTTTAATCCTAAATCTTTTAATTTTTCTACTAATTCCGGTGTATTTTTCTGAATAAAACAAGGTATTGTACGCATAATTAATTCTCCTTTACTTTATTTGCATTAATAGAACAATTCACATAGTTCATATACTTTATATTTATCTCTTATATAATTTTAGATACTTTCATCCAATGGGTAATTCCATGAACTGTATCTCTGGAGTAAGCAGTACACCATAATTTTTCCTCTTTTACATAGTAAGCTATATCTACTCCTCTTCCATATTCATTCGTCACAATACAATTAAAGTCATCTTCTGGTAGTCTTTCTGTAACACTAATCCATAAAGATTCTGGATGTTTATCTGCCTATACTGCGCCTTCTAATAACAAAGATACTGATTCTATAGTCTCTGTTATGGGGGTCCTACTACTATATCCTATATTACGGATACCTATTTTTCTTACTTGCTCATCTGTTAATTCTATTTCAACAGAACGCTTTTTAACTGCTGGCATACTTCCTGTATTTTCATATTCATAGTATGCTTCTTGAATGTTATTTATAACAAATAATAGTTTCATATTATTGCTATTTTACAGATTTAATACAAATTACAATCTCAAACGTAATTTAAATACTAAAATCGAACCAAAATAGACTACTACAATCGAGACATTTACAATTAGCCGCGGACGTAAAATACCCTACTTCGTAGTGGTAAGATCCACAATAAGGACATCTACATAGATTTATACTAGTCATTTTTCTCATCTTTAAGTATTAGTATTTATAGCATTTTATCGGACAAAATTTTTCATTAATTTTTATTATCATAAGTCAGTCCTCCTTAATTATACTTATACGAACGTCCGAACATCTGTGATATCCGTATTGGTCAAAACCTGTATTATTGCGAACCCAATTCTCTATTTCAGCAAGAGTAGTATCTGAATCAAATATATTGGTAACAGGAACTCCTTTCTCCCAGTTCTGATTACTTGTTACGTCAAATTGTGCTACAAATTTCATAAGTCCTCCTTGTTTGGTATTAAATCTTCAATGTATGCCCATTTAATAAACATATCTACTGAAAGAAATCCATCCCACGTTAAATTTAATAGAGTAATCCGACATGACCTATTTGAATACATAAGCATTAATTCTTTTGATGTATCTGCTTGCTCTGTTCTATCGTGCCATACGCTGTTGATGCGCCATTTTGCACCGTAATAAAATCCTTTGTATAAAGGGTCTCTATCAATGTCGCTTATCTCGTACTCTCTATTGGCAAAGTCTTCTGCCGCCTTGATAATCTGTTTTCTTGTGATCATTTCTTCTCCTCCTTTTTATTATCGCTTTTACTGTTTTATTAAATGTTAATATTTGTAGCATTTTATCGGACAAAATTTTTCATTAATTTCATCCCCGACCTTCATAACTCTTCTCATGTTATCTGTCTGAACAGATAAAAAACGAGAAATCACATCATCAAACATATATATCTTTTTACCATCTGAGATCTGATTTATGCCTTTCCTGAAATAAACAATACGATGAGATTTGTTTGAGACAGCATATACAAATACAGGTTTGCCTATCCCATCCGTATTTTGAAGTTCTTTATGCTGCTTAAAACATATATGTTCTACTATTTTCTTGAAATTATATTCACTTTCATCATGTGATTCCATTTTAATCGTCCTGAATTTGACATACACTTTACTCCCTCTTTCTGTGAGGTCCACTTTGTCCATAATATCATGAACAAAAGGTATTTCATGGATTAGGATTATATAAACTTTCATATTATAGAAGTTTAGTTTTTTCTTGTGTTTGTTTTCTTTCAGGCTATTTTAAATGCTTCTTCGCGCATGTTATTTAAATTCATTTTCTCTCCTTTTCTAAAAGTTTGTTTTCAGCAAGATAACAAAGCATTTCATAAACAGCTTCTAGTAATGTCTCACGACGGATAGATTTAATAACTTCTTTATTAATAAATCCAATAACTTCATAATATACGTCCCAACAATTTGATAACTTTTCTATTGTAAGACCATTTAACCTATCGTTTGTAATACTATGAGGAAGTTTGTCTAATAAATCTTGAAGAGTAAACACTCCATAATCCATTCTAAGTGAATGGTCATAGTTCCCCATTTCAGCATCATAGTATCTGTCTAATACTACGATTTCTTCCCTTAAAGTTTCTGCTTCGTCATAATCTATATAATTCTCCTCTTCATCTTTAAAGAGATGTACAACACTAGCTTCCTGTGTATCAACACCTAAGTCCCTTAGATGTCTCATTTGACTTATTGATAAAACTTGGTTTTTCATAAATTTGGCTCTATAAATTCAACATTGTATTTTTCACAGTAGTATTCAAAAGGTTTTTGACTGAAAGGGAATATGGTCATTGGGCCTATAAAATATCCGTCACAGTGTGCTATTTCGTTATATTTCTTTTCTGCTGTTTTGCGTATTTTCTGCTCAGTTCCATACCCTGATTTATGCAAGAAAAATACAGTTATTTTTTCTCCTTTATCAAGCAGCTCCTTGAGCCGCTTGTAGTCTTTACTGGTTTTGTTGGGGATCATGGTTGTTTGAACTTATTAATTTTAGGGAGGGGCATTACACCCCTCTAGTTTGAGTTATTGAATTGCTATTATATTCTATTTGTTTTGGATTTGTGGTCTTAGATTATATTTACTATCAATATCAGATAACATTTCCTTTAAATAATATGCTTGTTCTGCTGTTATTGTTAACTTCTTTTTCCCTGATTCAATCAGGATACTTTCCCCATTGTATGTAATTGAAATTTTACCCATATTTATATTGTTTGATTTATTTTCTGTCTGCTTTTTAAAACACAATCTTTTACCGCGTTTGAAGCAATAAAACTTGCTTTTGCACATTCATTGTTGCCTTGTAGATTATTGTTCTTAATATTTTCCGAAGCCAATTCTTCAGCAAATTTCACTGACATAAGTTCAAGCCGGGAAAGATTATCACGGATATTAGCTTTCTCCGGTAAGTTTTTCTTTTGTCTGATTACATCAGTTTTACCGCCAAATAAAGGGGAGTAAATCGCATTCGTACATTGCCGGAAACCATCATGTTTTACACCATGTTTTGCAAGAGTAGAAGTAAATGTATTACGTACTACTTTCCCTTCAAAACGTTCTTGAATCCATTTTTCATCCTTACCTCTCTTTTTGTAGGCTTTAATGTACCGATCTGCTATAAGGTCGGGATTTTTTTCTTCTTCGATACGCTGGAAGAAAACCTCGTTTATTAGAATATGGAGTTTGGGATCCAACCATTTTGCATAAGCAAGTGCTAAATTTTTATGCGCCCATGTCCCTCCATCTGATTTCCCTCGCTTAGATTTCAAAACCCCCATTTTGGGGGTATTTAAAAAATTGCACACTGTATCAATAAGTTCAATTGTTGATTCACGGCGTTGCCATGTAGATGGGTCTTTTTTATTTGGGCTATTAGCCGCTTTCCATAAATCTGTCAGACTAAGCATGTCGCCGTCCGATCTGACATTACCCAAAATACTATTTTGAGTTTTGTCAAATAAAACTAATTCTTTCATGGTAAGTTATTTTGTAGTAAATGAATCAAGATAAAGCTGCGCCAGACAAGCCCCATGATAGTCGAGATTTGCCCGGTGTGTTTTATGGAACTCGGCAAACCTTTGGAAAGCACCATCGCTTAGGATAAAGTAATAGGCTCGATTCTTACACCGTTTTTCTTCCTCTTTCTTCTGCTTTTCCAGAATGTTCTGCCTTTTCTGTTCAGCCAGTTCCGTTTTTAATTCCTGGTTTTCGGATTTGAGCGTCTTGATTTCACGCTCTAATTGCAGTAGTTTACCCTCGTTTCGTCGGGGTGGACGTTGAATAGATGCTACACTGATAGCAGCTTTCAAATTTTCACGATTCTTGGTCATTCGCGTATGAAATTTGAAATTAATAAAATAAAGAAAGCTACTCGCCTCCCTAATTCGACCAAGAATCAATTGTGTACAGTAAAGCACAGCAATCCGCAGGGATTTGAGTAGCTTATTTTCTTAGATAAGATACATCACATAACAGCATAAAAAAATGCTGCACTTTCAATTACACTAAAAGATTCTTGGTCTGAATCGAAAGCAAACATACGGCATTTTTCCGACAAATCAAAATCATTCTGCATAGGGATTATTTTTTAACGATTCAACACAAATAATCTTCATATATCACTTTCAGGCCATGTCCGCAATAAGGCAGGATTTTGTTTAGTAGTTCTTTATCCATTATTCTATTAATTTAAATTCAGGAATAATTTCTTATATTTGCCACACGCAAAGAGTTGCGCATATTGTTTTGTAATTGTTGTAGCTGAGTTTAGTACTTACCGAAAAGACCAAAATAAAAAATACAGATACTAAGCTCGTTGGACTACGTATATACGTGTCTGCGAGTTTATTTCTGTAAGGGTATTGGTCTACCTCGGTAAGAATAGATAAAGCAGACACGTTTTTTTTGTGGTGTCTGTTGTGGTGGAGTTGGCGCGGACGTCATCATTTGATGGCGTCCATTTTTATGTGATAAATTGATAATCAGGAATGATACTCATTACCCAAAACAACAGAATATCAAGACATTACTAATGTGATGGGTATGTGATAGCCATTATTTGAGTAGTGACGGATTGTCGTGGATATTGCCTATAATCTTGCAATTACCTTCAAACCAAGATGCAGTTTGTTGATCCGACAGAGGCATTGAAGGATTTGTGCCGCCCTGATATCCATGACCAAAAGCAAGAGGATTACATTCTGTAGCAAATCCTCCCGGTGTCTGGAATATCGTCAGGATTGTTCCAAAGTTATCTTTAAAAAAATCTCCAGTGAAAGCTTTGCGTCTGGCGTTGTCATATATTCCGATGAATTGTCCTATAGTTTCCGGATCTACTTCTATCTGTAAAGGGGTATTAAAAATAAACGATTTTACCCGGTCATTATCCAAATCCTCCATATAAAATCCTTCAACCCATTCACCGAATTTTTTATCAATAGGCTTCCCTCTGAATAATATTTCTCTATTCATGATTTTGTTTTTAAATACCGTTTCCTGACTCCTTTGTACTGTGTTCTTTCAATAATCACAGTACGGGATTTTTCATATTGTTTTTCTAGTTCTTTCATTTGTTTCAAAGCTTCTGTCGCTTTCTCCCTTTCATGTTTCTGGTTTTCGGAAGAATACCAGTTCTGATCTATCGATCCATATTTGTCCATAGCACACACCGATAAATTAATTAAAGTTTTAAATATTCTCGGAACTCATTAAACATTCTGCACATCTTCTAAAATAATTCAAGTTGTGTATGTTTCTGTGCCTTGCCAATAATAAAGTCGCAGATAAAATTACGAGCATAGTCTTGTGAGATTAGCGAACGTTCTTCTGAACAGATACCCGATTCTTTTCCTTGCTTACAATTCATTATTACTTTTGTTTCTTTAGGTTTCTGAAAACTCTTTCCATTTGTCGGTTCGCAATTAAAGAACCAATATGCAGTAGGCTTTTTGAAGTAGTCGCCCCTTTTCCTCCTATCCATATCAACAAATGTGTACGGAATAAAGTTTGCAGGATACAACAGATAATGCGGTTGTGTGGCAGGATTCTCCAATATCATTCTTATCTGCCTGAAATCACAAACAGCAAAAAATTTATATAATAAAGAATAGAACTTCTCTCTTTTACCTATTCTCTCAAGTACTATTTCATATTGCTCATTTTTAGATTTACAATATAAGTTATTGCAATGCATTTGATAGTAATTTGCTTGCATGGACTCAAAGTAAATGCACGGGAAGAAAGCCATTATCAAATCGTCTTTCGTAATACTATCAAACACGCTTCCTTTACCGTCATACGCTTTTTCAATCTCCGCAAACAAGTCTACAACGTGGTCAGTTTGTCCAAAATTATTTTGGATATCATAATCTTCCGATGGTATTCCCAGCTTTATAAACTCATTCTTGAAAGTTCCACTTTGCTCGAACATTAAATGAACTTTTCCTTTTATTTCCATTACTTTATCAAATTGTTTTCTTTTAGTAATTTGATGACTTTCCTCTCTGCGTTTTTCATGTTTAGCGCTTGACTCCCAAAGTTGATAATTCGACCGCATTGTATGTATTTTGGGGTACATACACGCTCTTATGCAACTATTGCAAGGCGATATGTTTTCACCTGATAAGTCTTGTTGGGTTTTACAGTCCGGGCAGCCTATTCCGAGCAAGAATTTATCTCTAAAATTTGTCGGTTTCCCAGCCTCTTTATGTCCGGAAAGAAACTGTTTTGATAGTGTTATTACGTATGTTTTCATTGTTTCAGTGATTTTTTATTAAAATGGTCTTCCGGATTCGTTTGTGTTGTGGTCGAATATCTTCGTGAGACTTTCATTATACCTGAATTTCACGTCACCTACGGCTCCGTTGCGCTGTTTAGCCATTATGAGCGCACCTTCTCCGGTTATCGGGTTGTTATGAGGATCTTTCAGCTTGTAATATTCCGGACGATAAACGAATATAACCTTATCTGCATCTTGCTCGATGGCTCCTGATTCACGAAGGTCGGATAGCTGTGGCTTTTTATCCGCCCGTTCTTCACAAGCTCTGTTAAGCTGGGATAAAAGGATAAAAGGCACATTAAGCTCTTTCGCGATTATCTTTGCCTGTCTGCTCGCCTGTGCAACTTCCTGTTCCCGGTTTTTCCCCTTTTCGCCCATATCAGCGAGTTGTAAGTAATCTACGAGTATCAATCCGCATTTTCCCTGCTTTGACATTCTCTTAGAGTGTGCACGGATGTAGCGCATGGATACTATCGGGTTGTCGTCAACGTATATCGGCAGTTCGGAAAGTCTTTTCTTTGCCGATGCGATTTGGTTGAACTCTTCGTTGGATATGTATCCGTTCCGGTATCTGTCCGCTTCGATGTCCGTCTCTGAAAGGATTAGCCTGTCGGCAAGGCTGATGCTGTCCATTTCGAGGGAGTAGATGCACACCGGGACGCCATTTCTTGCGGCGACCTTGGCGAAGTGAAGCATCACGCTTGTCTTTCCTGACCCAGGGCGTCCTGCGAGTATTATCAGTTCGGACCCCTTGAATCCGGATGTCATTTTATCCAGGTCTTTCAGTCCGGATGTTACGCCTGACATTTTCCCTTGCCGTCTGTTTTCCGTCCTCAATATCGATTCGTCAGCCGCTTTTTCGACTGCCGACGATATATGTTCCATACGACTATTCAGGGAAATGATTTCGTTTATTTTCTGCAATTGCCTATCAGCGAATGAAATGGTGTCTGAAACGTCGTTTGTTTCGTCAGACATCCGGATTATCTCGGTAGCCATAACTACCAGTTGTCGTTCTATCTGCATCTGAACGAGCAGTTTGCAATAGTGATCCGTGCGAGCAAGTCCGAAACCGGACAGGTTCGTGAGTTCGGTTACGTAGGATGCGTTGCCTGCTTCAATTAGCTTGCCGGACTGGCGAAGGCATTCGACTACCGAAATCATGTCTACCGGTATGCTTTTGTCGTTCAGTCCCCGGATGGCATCGAAGATTATGCGGTTTCTGGGGTCAAAGAACGCATCTGTGCTTAGCTTTGACACCACATCGGTCACTGCTTCGTTAGATAGCATCATCGCCCCTAATACGGCTTTTTCCGTGTCTGGTGAGTTCTGTCTACCAACTTTCAAGTCTTCCGTCATCTTTTTCCTCCTTTCTGTTTTTTAGTTGGATTTTAAGCCACCTGAAAAAGTGGGATTTGAAATCTTTTAGGCTTTTCATGTTTTCACCTATACACTCGAGTTCGTCAAAAAAATCGTTCACCCACTTAATTATTTCATCGGGTTTAAGCTGTTGCTTCATTGCTATGGTCTCAATCCATGCCGTTTCTTCGGAAAATATTCTTTCCTTCAAATTTTCAATCGGGATTATTCCTTCCGACGAAAAATCCAAAAGGGGGATTATAGGGGGATTATTTATTTTCTTTCCTTTCCTTTGTGTACTTTTGTATACATTTTTGTCATTTTTGCATACATTTATTGCATTATTGTCTACATTAATAAGTAAATAAGGATATTCTTCCTTGGGCTTTCTTCTTTTAATGGCTTCAAAATATCGCTTCTGAATACCTTCACTAGTCAGAATCTTTACCGAGCTGAAGCAGGAGCTGTCAAAGAACCCCCACCTAACTAAGCGATTCACGATCTGGTCCAGTAATTCAGAGTTTATTCCTGGAAGGGATTTTAAAAGTTTCATTTTTAACGGCTCATTCCACACAGCGAAGTATCCATTCCGGTATACCGCACATAGCAGCTTTATTGCTGTAATTTCTCCTTTTATCCCAAACTCTCCAGAAATTGCACCTATTTTCTCATCATCAAAAAAATCAACATCAAAAGAAAAATATTTCAATCCTTCTTTTAATTGTCTCGCCATATCATATTGCTGATTTTAATAGTTCAGAAATGTTTATAAGCATATTAGCCATTATTTTAGTTTTAGTAACATCACGATGATATTTGGCATGACAATCTTCACAAAGAGTGATTAAATCACTTGTATCATACTCCCATGGTGCCGCTCCCTGAATATATTTTTTATGATGTACATTTAATGGTTTATCAGCGTGAAAACACATCTGACAGGTAAATCGATCCGCTTGCATGGCTTCCAGTCGCTTTCTTTGCCAGCGAGGGTCTTTTAACAATTCTCCATATTCCATATCACAGCTTTTCAATTTCGTTTTTCTGGCACTCAATGAAATACCGATATTTATTAACCTCTTCCATGAGTTTAATGTTTGACTTTTCCAATTCCTGATTTTGGGCTTTGAGTTTTTCGCATTCGTTAAATTTCGCATCATACGCCTGTGAAAGCATGTTGAACTGATGGATACTTACAACTTCATCGGATTCTTGATTTTTGTCTTGGTTTTGGAGTTGTTTTTCTACTTCTTTAGCAATACCGGAGGAGTCTCCTGATAAGGATGTGATAATTAGTGCTATCATAGTTTTTATTCAATTTTTTACTGTTGTTCTGATTCTTTAAATTTACCATCTTGTAAGGTATAGTACACATCTTCTTTTATCTCAATTCCATCTACTTGTTTAGTTACAACTGAAAATGGAATATATTTTTGTTTTTCTTCTGAATACTTCCATTCTGCAAGAGTAATCCATGACCCTATTTTTGCTTTAGCTGATGAATTAATACCAGCGCACATTATGACACAATCATCACCAGAAGAACTGATTTTAGCATTATGACCAGAAGAACTGATTTTAGCACTATCACCGGAAGAACCGATCTGAGCATCATCACCGGAAGAACCGATCTGAGCATCATCACCGGAAGAACCGATCCTAGCATTATAACCGGAGGAGCCTATCTTAGCATCATCACCGGAAGAACCGATCCTAGCACTATCACCGGAAGAACCGATTTTAGCACCATCACCGGAAGAACCGATTTTAGCACCATCACCGGAAGAACTAATTTTAGCACCATCACCGGAAGAACCGATCTGAGCATCATCACCGGAAGAACCGATCTGAGCGTAATCACCGGAAGAACCGATCTGAGCATTATAACCGGAAGAACCGATCTGAACATTATAACCGGAAGAACCGATCTGAGCGTAATCACTAGAAGAACCGATCTTAGCGTAGTTACCGGAGGAGCCTATCTTAGCATCATCACCGGAAGAACCGATTTTAGCACTATCACCGGAAGAACCGATCCTAGCACCATCACCGGAAGAACCGATTTTAGCACCATCACCGGAAGAACTGATTTTAGCACCATCACCGGAAGAACTGATTTTAGCATTATAACCAGAAGAACCGATCTGAGCATTATAACCAGAAGAACCGATTTTAGCACTATCACCGGAAGAACCGATCTGAGCATCATCACCGGAAGAACCGATCTGAGCGTAATCACCGGAAGAACCGATCTTAGCATTATAACTGGAAGGTAATTTTTTAAAATCTTCTTTTGTAAAGATTGTTTTGTTCTTAATCCATTCGATACCCGCTTTAAATAAGCCTAAGAATCCTATTTCAATACCAATCTTTATTTTCTTTCCGCATATTTTCGAATCTCTATTTCTATTCGGATCAATTTCATCTAATTCTACTTCGCAGAATTTGTCATCAATGTTATTATAATAACTCAGAACGTCAAGAGGGTTCTCGCAAGCATGAAAACCGCAATGACATAAATCAGCTTCATCTTCTTTATATTCCTTACCAATTTCGTACTGGAAAATTTTCCCATTGGGCGTACATTGCATGTGCTTGTTAAATCCTTTATATGCTTTAACTGGTTTGCTTCCTTTTTCCATGTCAATTATATTTAGTGTTTTTTTTAATTGTTCAAATTCTTGTTTTCGTCATTAATATGTTTTATTTGTTTGACAATAAATTTGTGAAAACATTCATATCCGGCATCGAAACCTTCTTCTAATCCTTTTTTATAGCCTTTTATTTCTCCTGCTTTAAAAAGAAGATAGAAACATATAATTTGTAGTACTATATTTAATATCCAAGTAAGAACCATATTATTTTATTTTAAATTTTACACATTCAATTTTTCTAGTCAGGCAATTTTCATGCGGCACCACCGAAAACGGGCAATCAACCAATCCGAATTTCCACGGTTGGTAGTAGATACATTTCCGGCAGTCGGAATAGTTTGTTGACAGACGGGAAATGATCGGTTTTGGTTGTTTGGGTTTCGGGGTGCGGGGCATAGGTTAATCTTCATCGTAAGGTATTCCAACTATTTCAGCTAATTCACATACTAAGTCGATGGCATTGATCGTACAATCGTCATCCTGCGATGCATGTTCTGCCGAATGACAATTATTCTCAACCATCCATTTATAAACTAAATCGCATACCTTTTCTTTTTGTTCTTCTGTGTAGTTATTTTTCATGCTGATTCTTTATTAAAGAGGAATTTATGCTACTAATCCGTTTTGCCTTGATAGGTTTGAAATAATTGCGTACATTTTATCCAATGCGCCTACACGTTCAGCTACATCAATAAGACTCTCATTTTTCTTTCTGGCGTAGGAACGCAGTGCAATATGATAATTGTAATAAAGGGTTTGGTAAATATGGTCCCACACATTCTTTTGAGGAACATTGAAGTGCATGGAATATTTGTTTACCAAAGCACGGACTTTATCTCTCATGCTTAATTCAGGAACAGCATCAGTAGAAAGAGGGAGTGATAACATGTCTTTCTGCGCTTCTTCCCGAATAGCTAATACCTCATTAACTTTCTGCTCAACGGTTGACAATCTCTTTTCATGTTCTACCATGATCTGACATTGTTTGAGAAGCATTTCAGCCGGGGAAAGATTGCTTTGTTCTGTTCGCTTTTCTATTTCTAATTGTTCCCAACGTAAAACCAATTTAGCCCTTGCTTCGTCATTGAATTTTGTTGCGACATATAAACATTCGGTTTTTGTCAGATAATAGCATGGTCTATCTTGCTTATTAGCATCTTTATACGTGCCCAGCGCAAAATTGCGCCCGGCTATTTTTAACCAAGATTCTTCCATGTTTCGAATTGAACGCATGACATCTTTGTGTTCTCTTTCGGTAATCTGTGCAATTTCTAACGATGACATTCTACCATCGTTAGAAGTAATAATCAATTCTTCCATATTTGTGTGGTTTACTTATTTTTCAAACGAATCAAGATAAAGCTGCGCCATGCAAGCTCCGTGATAATCAAGGCTTGCCTTATGCGTTTTGTGGAACTCAGCAAACTTTCTGAAGTTGCCGGAACTGAGAATAAAGTAATACGCCTGATTCTTGCAGTTCTTTTCGATCTCTAATTTTTGTCTTACTTGGATTAGTTGTTGTTGCAACTCTTTTACTTCGGAAAGTAATTTACCCTCGTTTCGTCGGGGTGGACGTGCTGTAATGGTACTATGATTCACATTACTTACAGATTCACTTCGCTTTGCCATACGTTGATGAATTATAAGTTAATAAAAATAAGAAAGTCGCCGACTTCCTGTTCTTTTGGCAAAGCGAACATAACACTTACAAAGAAGGCTATGCAACTCAGGACTTCGACGACTTATAATTTACTTATGGATATAAGTCACGATATGGTATAAAAAATACCTTCATTTGTAATTTGTGGTGCTCGCTTTGCCAATTGAGCACCACAAATATACGGCTATTATCCATAATTGCAAAATTTAATGTAAGATTTTATTTCCTGTCTTCATCGGGCTGAATATTCAGAAATCCCAGGCTTCCATCATCATTATTTTCCATTATCCAAAATAATCGTTATATAAATCTTCAAATTTTTTTCCGATGTATTTTGCATCATCAGATGTACCGCAGCAAAGCCGAGAGCCGGTGTCCGTGCCCGTACTCGCGCAGCCCGTATCGTGGTAACGAAAACCGGAGGAACGCCAAACAAAATACGGATAATATTTATACTGGCTTGAATTGGAGTAATCTGCTTTCCAATCGTTGTTCATTTTATTTGCAGCTTTGAAGATTGTTTTCAATTTCATGAATGCGATTTCCGACTTTCCGAGTCCACAGTCCATTAAATGCTGTTCGTCAATCGGCTTTTCTCCTATGATTTCACAAGCATCATAGTATGTCTTTACTGCGTCTTGAAAGTTTTTCAGAAATGTTGTCTTCCCGAAGTTCGATTCAAGTACTTCTTTGAAGTTTTCGGATGCTTCAAAGTAGAGTTTCTTTGCTTGTTCTTCCGTTATCTCTAATGTCTTCTTCATGTTTTTTCTTTTAAAGAATGAGTAAATATTCACGATATAGTTTTTTGAATTGTTCTGCGGCGTATTCGGCTAATTCTCTATTCTTAAAGCAAAGCCGAGAGCCGGTGCGCGTGCCCGTAGGCGCGTAGCTCGTAACGCAGTAACGAAAACCGGAGGAACGCTGGTCTTCTCCTTTTTCAACGTAAAACCAGTTGTAATACTTACATTCATCCCAATTTGACCAATCTGGTTCCCAACCTTCATTCAATGCTCTGATAATAATTGTAAGCTTGTAGAATGCGATAATTGATTTCCTATCTTTCTCCGGAAGCATATCTACAACCGGCAGGTCGTTAGGGTTAAGTCTGAGATGCTTGCAAGCATCCTCGAAGGATTTAATTTTGTCTGTGATTTTTTCCATGATATTATAGTTTTAGTGTTATTGTTGTGGTTTTAAATTGTCCGGTATGCGTTCTTTGTCGTCCGGTATGTAGGGGATCACTTCTACAAACTTCGTATCTTCGATTTTTACTATCTCATAGGGTATTACAAATGTTGACAGTGATTTTTCGAGGTTATCCAATGCCCGGTTGATGTTTGATGCGGCAACTAGATAATGAATTGAGGATTCTTTCTCTTTGCCGAAGTTATCGCTATCGGTTATTTTAACTGTTGCTTTGTAGAGTCGGTCATCGTTTTCGTCATTTGATTCAATGTATTCTGTTATTTTTGACCGTTTCAGGGATTGAATGAGGTAATCCCCCTGAACTATTTCGGATAACTGCCTGCAACTCCTTTCTTCTGTTTCCGAAAAGCTCATTGCATCTATGAGGTATAATTCAGTCACTTTCTTTGCTTTGCCATCCTCATTTACTTTTTCGTATTTTACTGTGGATTCAAAATAGGTTGCTGTCATAATTTTAATGTTTCAATTTTTCAAGTTTCTTAACCAGTATCCCCGCCTTCCTTTGTCTTTCCCTCCCTTTTACATCCGAAAAAGAAACCGGGCTATCTTGTATCTCTTTGAGATGCCTGATTAGTCCGGCTTTATCCTTAAATAGAAAGGAAAGGATTTGAGCAGAAAGGGTAGATGGGATTTTCATGGAAAACTAAATTGTGATTGATGATCATGTTTGTGGTGGCATTCCCGGCACCTGATTGTAATGTTATTTACATCCCAGGCTAATTCCGATTGGCCTCTTTTTTGACATTCACTTACTGGAATATCGTGTGAACAATCAAGTGGAATACCTGCAGCCTCATTTCTATGACATTCCTCACAGAAAAGATAGCCATATTTTTCAATCATCTGGGCTATCTTCTTTTCTTTGGCTGCTCTAATCCGGCGGTCTATGACCGATTTAAGAACATATTCGCCGGAGCTGGTCATGTATGAGTTCATCAAAAATTAATAAGGTTCTTTTCAAATTCTTCAACTGAAATGTTTTTGAGGAAGTATTTAAATAATACGTCCTTTACACGTTCGTATAGGTTTTGAAATTCGTCTTCGTCCATTTTATCGAAAGCAATAGACTTCGGAACTTCAATCCACTCTTTCCGGGCAATCGAGTATATCGGCTCACACCATCCGGCTGCCATTTCTACCGTTTTTCTGAATAGTTCGATGCTGTGCTTGAAATGCTCTACCGCTATCTCATTCTGATATTCCCAGGCAAGGTTAATGAGTCCGAAATATTTTCGGTGAAAGGAAAGGTTTCGAGGCCGCTTGATAGTGGCCTCGTAAACCTCTCCGATTTTCAACTTTTTCTTTTCCTCGAAATCTTCATCGTATAACGGTTTCAGACCGACGGAAGTGTTAAGGAGTTTGATTTTCATAGCTTAAAGCAAATGATATCAGAATTAACATTATTTTCATCGAACACATGTTTTATGAAATCATAATGTTTTTCAAGACTGTCCAAAATTATGTCTCCCCATTTAAAACATCTTGTTTTGGCGTCAAATGTCAAAAATTTATGGACTAACTTATGGCATTTTCTCGTCAAAATGAAGCCTTGTTTTGGTAAGTCATAATTCCAGTGATGAGCTTCTTTCATATTCATATCATATCCTGCCGATATTAGATATCTGTGTAGGTTTTTTGTTTTTGCGTTGGATTTTAATTTATCTGGAGGATATTTTTCTTTATAATTCAATCGTTTGTATTTCTCTCGACCTCTTCTTCTTTCCGCTTCGATAAACCACACATTTTTGCTTTTCTTTTTATAGTTAAAAGCAGCATCTTTTTTACAGCACATCTTGCATTTATTCAGATGACCATCTTTCATTTCATGATGAACGTAAAATTCAGATATAGATTTTTCAATGCCGCATCTAATGCAAATTTTTGTTTTCATGATTAAAAAGGAAGTTGATCGTCGTAATAGTTATCCGTTGTTTGCTGTTCTTGCGGTTGCCGTCCGGTGTCTTGCTGTCCATTCTGCTTTTCTCCTGAAGAACAGAACACGAGTTTGTCAGCCCATATAGTCGTGTCCGGGATGGCTTCACCTGTGTTTTTACTGACATAAGCAGAAAAGTAGGGATTGCCACGTACCCAAACCTTTTTCCCTTTTGTAAGGTATGCGGTCAACTTACCTTCGCTGTCGTATTTCATTACCCGGAGCCATGTTGTCTTGTCTTTCCCGTCTGATGTTTTTTCTGTTACACCGATTGAAAATGAGGCGTATGACTTGCCGCCTATTGTTTTCTGCTCGGCATCCTTGCCGATGTTACCTATAGCTTGTAGTTCTATCATTTTATTTGATTTAATAGGGTTGAAATGTATTCTCTGCACTCAATTACTTTATTTTTGGCAAGTACAATGTCTTCATTACTACGCTCAATGTCAAATACTTTTATTTTTAAGTTGTTTGAAACATCTGTATACGTCATATCTGCTAAGAACTTGTTGTATATGTCAATATCAAGTTCTTCAAAACCGTTGTCATAACAGTATCTTCGAGCTTCTCTTTCAATAAGATGTTGAGGAGTATCCGACAATACATATACAAGTTTCGCATGATGCCTATCTGTTAAGCTCATATATCCTTGTAATTGCCAATAATAGTCCAATGTGGGAATTTCTTCTTCAAGTATGGGGAATGATTCCCAAGACCAACTATTTTTAGCATCTATGACCAAATCAATATTAGGCGGTATTATGTCCGGCTCTCCGGTAAAGTAGTCATTTTCGAACTGTTTGTCATTCTTTATCAAAAATCCTAACCCGAGTTGATCGCCGATAAAGTCGATTGATTCATCTTCAACAATATGCCCTTTGTCCGTATATTTGCTACGAAACTCATAACGTCGGCAGTATAGTTGTTCTTTTAGCCATGTCTTGCAATAAGACATGGCAGTTTTGGTTAGCGGATTTCCCTTTCCAGTGCCGATTATTTTCCCTATTTGCGAACATCTGATTTTAAATTCCTTCATTGGTCAAAGCTTGCTCTACATCTTTAGTAATTGTCCATTTGGTCCGTAACTGACTGATTGTATATCCGTTTTGCAGCGCAGATTTACATTTATCGAAATTCACTTTATCCTCTATTTTCAAAACCGGATTTTGTGGAACCAGCTGACGGATACGAAGACATTCAACTTCTTCTCCGGCAAGTTTTGTCGCGGACGCATATACAGTTATTTTTTTCCCTGCCCATTCTTCAATGTAAGGGGTATTGTATATTTTCTGAATCATTTTTGAATTGGTACGGTTTAGGATCATCGGCTTTACTTTTTCTTTGAAGTAAGCTACTGTACATTCTTCTTTTTTGCCTCCAGTACTTGTTACTACTTCCCGGACGATCCGGTCAATAGTTAATGTCATGTCCTTCCCGTTATCCAAAGAATATACCCCTAGATAATCAGGATTTACTAGTCTTTTCCAATGGGTAAGATGCTGCTCTTGTGTTTTTTGATTATTTTCCATACTTTTGTTTTGTTGTTTGAAATGTGACGGGTAAGAGGAATCGAACCTCTTTCTAAGTACTCCAGTACAACCCGTTGCTGGCTTAATGCGCCTTTGACACGCGACTTTCGCCACTACCGGAGTATTGCCCGGTAGTTCACCAGCCCGCAGCGACAAACTGCGTGTTTTTTATTGTCTGTCAACATGTCAAAGAGCTTGGAGTTTTTTGTAAGGCCGTCACGTCATCAAACTAAACGGCCTTACTTTTGAGCCTACTGTCCGGTTCGAACGGATGACCTTCGGAGTACAAAACCGATGCTCTACCAACTGAGCTAAGTAGGCGGGTTGCCCGTCTTTCCGGGCTGCCAGATTGCCTCGACCGTTTAGTGAACTTATTCCCGTCCGTGCCGTCGTATCTCTATCCTTTCCGGCTGTCACAGGTTGCATAACGTATCCTGTCCGTGTCACATAAGCTGTACAATCATTCATACCAAAGTACTAGGGTTGTGGAGATGGGGCGATTCGAACACCCAATAAAGGTCTCACCCTTTTGCGCTATTTCTAAGGTTAATTACTCCTTATATTTCACGTACCGTACTTTCTACCATGTGCACCTTTCGAAAGTCAAAAGCACTCCACTGCGCATCTCTATTTTTGCCCGTCTTCCCGGGCTGCCAGTTATTTTTTCTTTTTGTCTTCCTCTTTTAATTCAACCTCTGATTCCAAATCGTCTTTGATTGCCTTCACGGCTTCAATTGTTTCTTTTGCCCGGCGGATGATGTCTTTTTGCTCCAACATCTGATTGATTGTTGTCGTGTAGTTGACTTCCTTTTCTCCCAATTTTTTACAAAGTTCCTCGTATCGGATTTCGGCTTCCGTCATTTGTCTTTCTGCGTCATCGCTCGCGGATTCTAAAGAACGTTTAACATCTCTTTCCCTCAGATCGAATAATCTGTCGATAAAATTAGCTCCGGATAAAATTGCTTTCAGTTTTTTCATGATTCCACTTTTAAGGTTAAAAATTTATGTTCGCCTATTAGGTCTATAGAATGTGTTTTTTTATTCGATTCTGTCATGGAGAATGTCCCAGAAAAATAAGCTTGTGGAAATCCTCTTAGTTCCCCATACATTCCTACATTATTATCTTCAAGCATATCATCGTACCAATTCCAAAGTCCTCCATCTATATCTATTCTATAATAATCAAAACCTTGGGATACAATAACAGCCGCTCTCCCACAATATATGTCCATGGATCCATGTGGATTTCGATATTTAGAATGTACAAACTCTTCTTTTGGTTTAATTATTACTTTGTCTCCTACTTTGTATTTCATTTTTGTTAAAATTTAAATTCTGAGGTCGGTGCGGGATTCGAACCCGCGTACCCAGTTTTGCGGACTGGCTCCTGACCACTCGGACAACCGACCCTTTGCCGGAGCAACCTATATATATGGCCACAGTTACAATTGGCTGCCCCGGACTGATTAATTGTTGTTTATAATAGCACTCTGAGCCTTTACAAGTTCCTTATATCTCGATAATTCCTGTTTCAGTGTCTCACATTCCTGAAAGTATCTGTTCCAGGATGTATTTGCAGCATCGAGCTGCTTTTTTAAGTTTTCAATTTCTTTATCCTTTTTGTCACTTACATTTACATTTGCATTGTCGTTCATAACTTTTCCCTTTTAAAATTTTGCCTTTCGTGCTATCTCCCGACAGGACTAGGGCTACAATGTACTTTATATGTCACTTAAAAAAGGTCCGGTGTGAATGGAGATATTGTGGTGTAAAGAAAAGAATGTCACCGGACCAAAGAACTCACGGCTTTACAGTGTCGCATCTGCCCCTTACTTCCACCCGGGGCGGTGTTAGGTTTACTTTGTTTAAGCCGGACCAAACCTTGCTAAATTCCTCCGCCATTACGTATCTTTAGTGTCCCAACTTCTATAACTTCGGTATGGTTTTACCTGCTTCTTCTCCGGCCACATCGCCCAACCCAAAATACCGGACATTATTGCGAAAGGAAGACTATGGTACTGCCCTCCGTAAATACTGCATCCTAATATTCCAAGGGCAAGAAGAAAGGCTAATATTGAAAAAGTTCTCATAGTTTATCAATTATTTTATATGCTTCAATGACTTCCCGGGTTTTTACCCGCCATTTCTGATTCCCATTTCCCTTATCAGGATTAATCAACTTCATTTTGATTGCTTGCTCCAGTTTTTTCCGACTGCCCAAATGCCTAATTGCTTCATTCCGGCTAATATATTCCCCGTAAGTTTCGGCAACGGCTTCCTTGACAACGCTCTTGGTGAAATCAATAAATTCAGCCATCGACATTTCGATACGATCGGTATTTCGGAGGATCAGGTTCATAATTATTTCAATCTTATTACATTTATCCCGTCTATAACACCCGCACTCGTTGCTTTATAAGAATATCCTTCCCGATTAAGAAACCTTACTATTTTTCTTACGTGCATCTCTGTATATTCCCGGAATGGGACAAAAAGACACATTCCAGCCTGCATATCTAAAATCTGGCTTTTTAAAGTTTTTGGTTTATTAATTGCTATTTCATCCATTTTTATTATGTTTGTATATTATTTATTTTTTATGCTCATGGATTAGTGTTTTCATCTAATCACAAGGCAAAGATATAATGAAATTATTAATATTTAAACCATGTAGCATTAAATTATTAATATTGATAACTATTTATATTGATTATAAATAACAATCATGGAAGATGAGCGATTTATATCTTATTGCATAGATGCGGTAAATTATATTTTAGATAATAAAAGGATTACCGACAAAGAATGTGAAGAAAAATTTGGAAAGTATTATGGGGATATGGTATTCAATGAATTAGTTAGACTTAAGGTTGGAAATCAGGTAGGATATGGTCCAGTTGAAAAAAATAAAAATACCCATTCTTTTATAGAATATTTTAATAAAAGAATGGAAAATATAAAACAAAAAAAGGCTGATGCTGCATTAGACAGAGAGAGTAAATGGACATCTATTAAATATACCAAAAGAGCTTATATAATTTCAATTATAGCAATTCTTTTGTCTGTTATATCTATAGTAGTTTCTTCATTATAGTTATGGCAATAGCGATTAGAGAGAATATAATGGAAATATATGAATATATGATTGTTCGTTTGAGATACCAGATTCTATCTTTCTCTTTAGGAGAATACCTGTTATTAGTTCGATGATAATGAGTAATTTGTTTGTTTGTTTTCGATTTTTGGAATAAGGTTTTAATTAGCCTGATCATAACAGCTGAGTTTAAAATTAATTCATTACAAATATATTAATAAATTAATAATATGTACGAATATGAAACAAGTAAAACAAAACTGAGGCTTACACAGTTTTTAAAAAAAATAGGGTCTAACAACAATCAATTTGTTGTAAAAATGGGATATGCTCCTAGTTTTTTAAATTCTAAAAGTGGAATATCAGAGGATCGGTTAACAGAAATTGCAATAGCATACCCCAATCTTAACATGAATTGGCTTTTAACAGGTGACGGGGAAATGCTTAAAAATATTTCTGAAAATTCAGAAAATAATCTGAAACAAACGATTTCTGAGGAACGTAATACAGAAAGTACTAACGAAAATCAAGACGTTCCAATGAGTGAGATATTAGAATTTATGAAGCTCGTGTCGTCCAATATGGATAGCCAATTGAAGTCCTTCCACCTGCAAATGAGTGAACAACGGGTAGAAATGAAAGAACAAAGAGTTGCAATGATGGCAGAACTAAAAGAGCAAAGATTAGCTATGGTTGAGCAATTTACAAAACTATATACTCTTATGGATAAACAGTTTACCGAAGTCGCAAAAAGAAACGAAGCTGAAAGTAAAATACTGCAGGCGATGGTCAATAAGATTGCTCAGGTCGATGAAAAAACCGGCAGGATTATTCAACTGCAAAAGGTATCAGGGGATTAAATTTTGAGTGTGCTAAAATATAAACGTGCTAAATGAAAACAGAAGAAATAAAAGAACTATTTGTACGGTTTGAATCCATTGTCTGTCTGTACGACGGAGTAGAGTGTTGGAGCGGACGTGAGCTCCATTCAATTTTAGGATATACCCAATGGCGCAACTTTATTCCTGCTATTGAAAAGGCAAAAAGTGCGTGTGAAAGCGCAGGAGAATCGATTGAAGACCATTTTGCGAACGTCCGCAAAATGATCGAGCTTGCGAAAGGAGCGCAGCGCGAAGTAGATGGGCGCGCAAATTGAAATACATCTGCGAACATTCAGAACTGCTAAAAGAATACGATTACAAACAAGCCGCCTCCAACTATATAAGAGTTGTAATACAGCTAAATATAAATTAAAGAAAAATGGAACGAGAGTAGCGAGAAAGGTTCAATGAATATTCAAATATTATAGTATGGGAGATAGAAATATATTATGTGAAGGTGTCTTGAATTTGGGTGAAGTGAGTATCCCTTGTTATGTATTAAACGATGGCACAAGAGTATTATCTGGAAATCAGATGCAATCCGCATTAAAATTATTGTCTGAAAATTCGTCTAATAAATCGGGCAGTAGGTTGGCCAGGTTACTGGCATACAAAAGTATTAACGAACTGATTTACAAGAACTACAATGTAGGCCACTTTTCGCCAATTGTATGCTATAAAGGTAATCAAAAAATAAATGGATATGAGGCGACAACACTTGCAGATATATGCGACATAATGTTGGAAGCGAGGAAAGCAGGGAAATTAAGAGGAGAGAGACAACATATTATTGCTAATCAATGTGAGATTTTAATGCGTTCTTTTGCTCGAGTTGGAATTATTGCGCTGGTTGATGAAGCGACAGGATATCAATATGAAAGAGAAAATGACGAACTTCAAAAAATATTAAAAGCATACATATCCGAAGAGTTACTACCGTGGCAGAAACGTTTCCCCGATATATTCTATAAAGAGTTGTTCAGGCTTAACGGTTGGGATTATACCGTTAACGGGATAAAGAAAAGACCTGGTATAATCGGTAAATGGACTAATACGTTCATCTACGAGGAGCTTCCGAACGGTGTATTGGAAGAACTTAAAAAGAAAACTCCTAAAAGTGAATCAGGGAACAGAATAAACAGGTATCACCAGCTTTTGACTACCGACATAGGAGAGCCTAATTTGGAGAAACAGATAAACAAGGTTATTACGTTGTTCCAGGTTTCCGACAACATGAAACAGTTCTGTGATAATTTTAAGAAAATGAAGATGCGCCAAATCGGACAGCTGGAGCTACCTTTCGAGTTTGACGAAAATGGGCATACAAAAGAATAGTTCAAATGAACGATTATGGAAGATACTAAAAATAATGATATTGTCATTTACCAGACAGAAGATGGGATAACCAAAATAGAGGTTAATTTCAACAACGATACCGTTTGGTTGTCGCAAGCGCAGATTGGCGAACTTTTTCAGCGCGAACGAAGCGTCATCACGAAGCATATCAACAATGTATTCGAGGAACATGAATTGGAAGAGAAAAGCAATGTGCAAATTTTGCACATTGCAAATTCCGACAGACCCGTCAAGTTATATAATCTCGATGTTATTATTTCCGTAGGTTATCGGGTAAAATCCATGCGTGGTACACATTTCCGCCGCTGGGCAACTGAGCGTCTGAAAGAGTATATGATCAAGGGCTTTACGATGGATGACGAACGGTTAAAGCAGATGGGCGGTGGTGGATATTGGCGTGAGCTACTCGATCGTATCCGCGACATCCGTTCATCGGAGAAAGTAATGTATCGTCAGGTACTAGATCTGTATGCTACGAGTGTCGATTACGATCCGAAAGCGGAACAATCCATCAAATTTTTTAAGATCGTGCAGAACAAACTGCACTATGCGGCACACGGACATACGGCAGCCGAAGTTATTTACGAACGCGCCGATGCCGACAAACCGTTTATGGGGCTGACAACTTTTGCAGGAGATTTTCCGACTAAAAATGAAGTAACCGTTGCTAAGAATTATTTGAACGAGGATGAGTTGAAAGTACTGAATAATTTGGTATCGGGGTATTTCGATTTTGCCGAAATACAAGCAATTCGCCACAAACCGATGTATATGGCCGACTACATCCAGCAGTTGGATAATATACTCTCTACGACTGGCGAGAAATTGTTGACGGACTCGGGTAGCATAACACACAAGCGGGCTGAGGAAAAAGCGATTGCCGAATATCGTAAATTTCAGGTGCGAACACTCTCTCCTGTTGAACAGGCCTATATGGACTCTATTAAGACCCTAACCGCAAAAACTTCAAAGAAGAAATGA